CATAACATAGTATTATGGATATTTGTAGCATCTTCTTCTGAAAGAAAATTGTCAATTACTTGCATAACATAAGTTTCTTTTTGAGAGACTGTCGCCTTGCTTTTGCCTGACGAACTGCTTGAGGTTTCAGACTACGCTTCTGTTCTTTTTTGCTGTGATGCTGCCAGTTTGGAAGCGTAGTCATTGGTCTGCCTCAGTACCTAGTAATTATAGCACACTCTATGTAGGACGGGTAGGGGGTACGGACAGTTGCACAACTGTCTGCTGCTTTATGAATGCCTTGAGTTCTGGCGTCTCATTCCATTCCCAGATCTCCTCGTGACCTTTGCTGTCAATCTTCTTAAACGTCTTTTTCATTTGCCATTTCCTCAAATTTATCTAAAATAGTATCAAACGAACCAATCTGTTCAATCTCATTAATCAACCTAGCGATCTGAGTACAAACAATCGGTCGTTCTTGCCTTGCGGCATATGCTAAAGCATTACGAAGAGAAGCAGAAGCTTCTTTCAAGCTTTCTTCAACTGAACTCGATAGAGCCATTACTCACCTGAACCTTGGACAGAGTTATCCTACTCGGTTTCCAAGGATCTGTCAATCCCTCTGTCGCCAGTCCTCTGGTTTTTCCTGACTGAACCAATCCACAATGTCATCAGCACTCTCGAACCTAGTCTTGTGGTTGCTTGGATCGGGGTCTCCAAGGTCTAGAGCGTTCATGAAGTCATCCATACCACCTTCAACCATTTCAGGGTTGCTAGCGCGTCTTCTCGCCTGCCTCAGCATGGTTGCAGCGGTCCTATTGTGCTTTGCCAACTTCTCCGCCCAGATCATGTCTTCAAGTTTTACTTCCTCATGTTTTGTGATTCGCTCACAAATAAATTCCAAACGCAGACGGTAGTTTGTTGACAGCATAAAGTCTCACCACAACTGCTATATTTAGTTCAGGAATATAGTTGCACCCCTAATAGTAACGTTTCCTACACCAATAACAGCAACTGTTCCAGCAGAAGTAACAGCAACTGAAGCTCCACCAGTAAGATTTGCAGCACCACCAGCATTTGCAGAGAATGCTCCGCCTGCTTTGATTGCATATGCTCCAGCAACATCAGCGTTGTATGCACCACCTGCTTTAACATCAATAGCACCACCAGCAATTTCGCTGATCAATCCACCTGCCTTAAAGTTAATAAAGTCGGCAGCATCGTAAATCTGACCACCAATCAATGTCTTAACAGAATATGCGCTGTCTCTTGCCTTAATTAGTGGTATGTTGATAGGATTACCTGCTACAATATGTTGTTCGGCACCACCAATCCACTGCTTGTAATCACCTAAAATAGACCAGTTAATATGACCAGGAGAAACAATATTTGAAGATGCTCTAGGATCAAAACTTAGAGTTGTCTTTTCAGACACACCAAATTCCATTTTTTGTCCTATAATAACTTCTTTGTCATTACTGGTATATTTTTCTATGTTACCAGCAAGCATTGTAATTGTTCCTCCCCCACTACCACCAGATTGAATAACCACCTGAGTTTTTCCAATTAGCATCAGTTCTTCTGATGCCTCAATCATGATCTTCTTTGCTCTGATATATCTGGTTCCACCAATTGTTTGTTCAACAACATCACCATAAGCAACCATGTTCAATGCTTGGTTTTCTTTATCATCACCAGAAGAATATTCTATATTCGTTCTCCCCTCATGCTTTTCTACTTGACCGTAAGTATGAACGTATAATCTACCACTACTTGGTCCAGATTCTTTATCACGAACTCCAGTCAAAAGACGGATAGATCCTTTGTCATCTAGAACTATTGCTCCATCCGATGGACCATCAATACGAAGAGCTGCAGATTCACCATCTGGTAAAACTCTTTCATATATTTCCGATCCAGTCAAAGACCCCTTGTACCAAGTACGAAATCTGGGTTGATCCTTCAACTCCTGAGATTCATCAGAAGTTGTTGGTTTAAAAATATAATCAGGATATGTAAATGCAGAAAACTGTGACATTATGGGCAATCAACGTAACGACCAGTTCCAATCTTGGTAGAACCAATTGTGGATAGTGCTTCAGTATCTAGGCAAACTAGAGATGGGATAAGTTTTGCACCAAATCCGTTTCCACCAACTATTAGAACATTTGGCACAGAAGTGTATGTAGTTTCTCTATCTAATACACGAGCACCAATGACAAACCCATTATCGTCAATTATTGCTTCCGCAACTCCCAATACACCATTAACATATATGGTTGGAGTTTCTGTATAACCTTCACCTGGACGAATTAAAGTAAATGTGTCAATGATGCATCGAACATTTCTATTTTCTGCTAGATTTACTTTATATCCATATCCTCCAGATTTCACACGAATCTCTGTTAATAATCCCTTTTCATCTAGTAAAGCTGTTGCAGCTGCACCAATACCTTCTCCACCAATCGTGACATATGGTGGTTCGGCATATGGAGATCCTGGTTTGGAAATGGGAATTGTGATGATAGATCCGTTTTCATCAGTGATAATTTCATCTGGATCAACAACAGGATCTTCGAAGTCATCGAAATCTGTCTCTGGTGTATTTCCCTCACCTTCATCAAAATCATCTATATCGGAATCTATTGCATCTATAATAGTAACATCAGCATAAGCAGATGTACCATTAATAGAAAATCTAAGGACTTCAAAATCTTCAACAACACCATCATCTTCTATTCCGACAGTGACGGTTGCCTGACCATTGTTTATTATAAAACTACCAGTTAAAGAACCACCAATAATATCTTCTGGTTCAATATCATTTCCTAAAAGTGTGTAATAAAGAACCGTGCCATCCTGAACATTTTGGGTAGTAATAGTAAAGACGACGAATTCATTTTCTCTAACAATTGATCTATCTGGAGACACTGAGTATCTTGGCAATCTTTCCGAAACAGGTAGGTCTCCATCAACATCAACAATGGGATCTTCTCCATCTGGAATTCCATCCCCATCAATATCTGGAACATCTACTTCACCTGGAGGAAAAACTGTTGGAATATTTGTTATTGGATTTAATGGAGTTCCACCATATGGATTTCTATTGGTATCTTTTACATTTCTTTCAGTTATAGTACATATAGCAATATTTTTAATAAATTTAGAAGAAACTCCACTACCACTAACAGGAGAATTTTTTCTTAGTACTAAAGAAAAATCTTCTGGTCCTTCTGATATAGTATCATAGAAAGTTTTAATACTAATGGTTTTTGATGATTCTCCTGGAGCAAATCCCAGAATATCACTTGTCTTTAGATAATCAACATCTGCTTCTGCTCCATCTTCAAAAGAAACAGTTTTATATCTTACTGAAGAAGATGCTCCAAGATATCCACTTCTGGTTACTGTGAAAATTGCATCTTCACCTTCTTCAACTATAATATCTTCAATATTATAAGTAATTCTCTTTGTTTCCGATCCAGGGGTGCCAGTTGTTGATCCCACTCCAGGTGTTGATCCAGGAATAGTACCACCTTCTCCATCAGTCAAAGGAACTCCTCCAGTAAATCCAACTGTAGTAATTTCTAGTGGTCTTCCTTTATAAGCATCATCACATGTGTATTGAGTGTAATCTGCACCAGTTGCTGGGAACAGATTATCGATATCTCCTAACAAGTCATCTAGGAAATCTTTATCATTATCCTTTTCCTTCTCTTCACCGCTCGTGCAGATCTGTTTATATTTACTGCAGGTCTTGTCTGGACCAGAGCATGTAATACCAAGAAGTTGCATAACAAAATTGATAGCACCACCAATTAGATTAAGTGGTCCAGCGATTGCTCCTAGAATTTCTTGAAGAGGTCCAAGAATTGATCCAAGAAGTTCTTCCATCAAGGAATTCATCTTGGAGATGATTCCATTAACAAGTTTATCAATCTGACAAGCAGCTGCTCTGTAGATTTGATTAACGAAGTTCATTAAAACATTTGTCAACCACTTTGCCAGGCGATCACCAAGATCTGCCATCTGACATCCGAGGTTCTTCAACAATCTATTAAACCATTCAGTAACTGGAGTAAGTGCATTACCAGTTTCTGATGGGAAGAGTAATGCTTGGATTAAATCTTTGACGCCAGCGGTCAGTTTCTCGATAATAAATCCTTTTACTCTAGCAACGAATTCACGAACAACAGCAATGCCTTTATTGACATAATTTCGCGCAATTCCAATTCCTTCATTTATCTTGCCAGTTGCTTTATTGACAAGATATGTACCAATATTGCCGCCACTACTTTGAATAGCTGCTAATAACTCAGCAAGAATATTTCCCATCTGAGTTTTAATGTCAATGTTGTCGCATTTTTCTGCAACACTTTGACACCATTCTTCGGATTGAGGATTTCCCTTTTTTAAAGGATTTGCTTTCTTTGATGGAAGATTTACTCTTGGTTTTCCGCTTCCATCTTTAGTGCCATCAGACAATCCTCCTGTCGCTGTATTTTTTTCTGTTCCTTCTTGTTTTGGAACACCATCTCTTGCAGTATTTACGCTAGGTACAGCTGTTGTGAATGGTGGAGTATCTGGTGTTCTTTCCACAAATACTTTAGTGGCACCAGGAGTTTGTCCAATAGACCCCATAATTAGGGGTTTTTGTTTATCAGTATCTAGATAAAATCCAACTACCCAACATCCAACTTCTAACTGAGGATGAGCGCCACCAGCATTTCCAGCTATAAATGGAACAGTCACTGGCATCATCACATTTGCCCATGGCAAATCCTTCGTAGGAAGTATATCAGCACTTCCAGGATGATCTCCTACGATTCTTACTTTGAAACGATATCCGCCTTTGTTATTTTTTTCATCGGCAGCAGTTCCTTCGATTTGTCCAATCCACCAGTTAAATCCATCGTTTCCGATCCTCTGACTGGGGACTATGTGTGATAGTAACTGATCCATATCACTCAGTCGTCATACACTCTACACTCAAGAGCATTGGGATTAGAATCACAATATAACTCTAGGGGTGTTGGATCATGATCTTCATTTGGATGGTTTGCTTTATATGCTTCTAGATCATTCAACTCTTCCTCGATATGACGACGCATCTGTGGGGAAACGGTTGGATCACCAAGAATTGCTTGATCCTTTTCGATATGCTTATCAATACTTTCCATGTTTAGTTACCTCCGTATAGATTATTTAGTGCCATGCTTGGATGGTTTATCCTTCATTCCATAAGAGTCTCTCACCAAGCGAAGAGTTGTTGTAAAGCGACCATTAGTTCCAGTAGTTGTATCATATGAATGTGTTAATTCTTGAATTAAATAAATTCCACTAGATTCGATGTCAAATGGTTCTCGTTTTGCCTCTTTAGTTGGAACCTTGTTTTGTAGTCTGATATCAATTTTGTCACCAGCACAAATACCAGGATTACCAGGAACTACTATAGTGCATATTTGATTTTTTAGCAACTGATATCTTGCAATTGCCTGAGATGCATAAAACATTTGCCAATCTGCAAATGGCGTAGGTGAGGAAGATCCATCATCTGGATTTGGTGAGGCAATCTCTGGATCATTATACCATGATTCATGATCTAGCAAAAAAGACATTCTTCTTGTTGGGTAGGCGGAAAGTTCTATTTCATTTGCGGGAACTAGAGATATACTCTCCTGACCACCAAGATGAGCCATATTATCATAACTATCAGTTATTTTGTACTGATACTCGGCGTATTGACCAGTGGAGTGATTAAAGAACGTAATTAATGAAGAGTATTTACCTTTTCTCAAAGAAGAAAGAAGATCCAACTCTGAACCGAATATTGATTGGTAGATAGCAAATCTATCATCACCATCTCCCTGATTTCCAACTCTCTCAATATATGGTCCCCATGATTGAGTCTCTAATTTATCAGATTTTAATGGACTCTTATCATCAGCGCAAAGAGAATCTACGGAGAAAAAGTTGTAACCACGTATTGTTTCCCAGAAGAAAAATCCCCCAGTTCCTTTTACACTTTCTTTTGTCTGACCTTCAGACTTTTCTGTTTTATTTTTATCCTTTTTAATATTTGTCGATTCGTTGTTTGCTTTTGGAGAAACACTTTTAACTGCCAAAGTTCCGATTATGTCAAAAGGTCGTTTTCCATTAGATAGCATTTTTACTTCAAATTTAGAAGGTTCGCTATAAAGAGTTTTATCACTTTTTAGTGTATCTTTTAGTAATTTATCAACAATACCATTTGGATTACCTTCTAGTCTTTTTTCAACACGCATAACCTCATTGTTGAGAGCTTCAACTGAAATTAATCCGAGAGTATATGCTTGTTTTTGGTTTTGTGCGAATCTATTGCCAACTTTCCAAATAACCATTGTATATTTAATTGCTTGTTCTGAAAAAGATGTCAAAACTTCAATTTCTATGGTTTCAGCTCCCTGAATCGGCAATCCTTGAAGCAAACCTCCGCTATCAACAACCTCCATGGTTGCTGATAAAAATGGAGCAGTTATACTCTCAACATAGTTAAAAGAATTCACCAATTGAGTAATAGTCAAAGCATTTCCGCCAGATTTTGGATAAATCTTGACGCTCTTTAATTTGAAGTCAGTAAAAGATCCGAATTTAGTCATTATCTTATGCGTTTAGTGTCTGTAATACATGATAAAGTTGAGTCGCTGTAGATTCACTTCCTGGTGATGGAAGTATATTTTCTGGAGAATTGCCAGTATTAGAATTGCCGTTGGACCCATAGAAATTATTGATTATTGTGCTCCCTCCATTGCCACCAGCAGATGCCACCAAATTTTCCTCTGCAGATCTCATTGCTAGCTTTGTTGAACCATCGGAAGTTGCACTGGAAGTTTTTGCTCTTTCTAAAGATCTCTCAAACTCACCATCATCTGGAACTGTATATCCTCCACCAGCTTCTGCTTGCTCCATGAAAGAATCCACAACTCCCTGATTTTTTCCGTTTGAAGTATCAACTCTACCTTTGTTTCCATGAATACCACCTTTACCAAAATAAAGATCCCATCCATTTGTTGTTTTTACAGCATGATAGTCTTTACCGTTATGAGTAAATGCGATAGAATCTCTAACATTTCTTCCAAAATTTCTAGAAATTTGCTGTGAAGTATCAATTTTTCTTCTATCATCAGCTGGATCTGGTGTGGGAGCTTGAGTTTGTGCTTCTTTAAGATTCTGCTTGTATATGTTATTATAAGTATATTCTCCAGTTCTGGAAGTTTGCCCATGAACAGCACCAGATAATCCTGCCCATATTCCACTTGCTTTATCTATCATTGCTGGGCTCATATTTTCAATATCAACCCCACCATTTCTTGCCAATGTAAGAATCATTCTGTTCTGTGTTTCTGGACTAAACACATCGTCCCATTTAAACTCCCCTCGATTAATCATACTTAATAGAGTAGCTGGCATTAACTGCAAGGCACCAGAAGCACTTGAATTATATTGATCTTTCTTGAATGGTATCGTGCCGCCACCAAGTCTGTCTGGTATTTTATCAGTGCCACCCAGTTTAATTGCATCATATAACTCCTTAAGAGTCATCTGTGTTAATTGTGGAACTACTGCTCCACCATACACGGTATTATAACCCTGAGCACCAGCAGTTCCTTCAGTTTCCCTAACAGTAGCGATGAATGCCTTTTCTTCTGCCGTATCTGCTTCAATATTAGCAGCATTTACACCCCCGCGAACTCCTCCACCGCCGCCATTGCCACCAGGATTGTTTGGATCATTGTTATCTCTGAAAAGATGCCCAATTACGGGAAGTTTGGACAAGAATTCCTTAAAACCTTCCCACCATTTTGCCCATCCATTTTTCTTTTCATAATATTCAAGCATTCCTTCCGCTTGAAGTTTGGCGTATTCTTTTCTATTTCGTTTTTGGGCATCTAAAATGCCCTCCCCAAACATTCTAAATGTTTTCTTTCCTTCGGTTCCTTGCAGTGGAAATACACCTTCTTTGCCCTTTTCACCAACAAGTCCCATAGTAGGATCGCTGATAATACCACCCTGAGCAAATGGCGTTACTCCCATATCTCTAGCGGCTAGAGCAGCATCAATGCCAATAGATCCAGCAGTTCCAATACCAGGAATTGTGGAAGCAGCTCCAGATGCTAACTCTAAACCAGCACCAACAAAATCTCCCTGGAGTGCTCTCTGAGCAGCAAATGCTGCGCCAAGACCCAATCCAACAAGTGGTATCTTCTTTCCTAAACTTTTGGCAATTGCTCCGCCTGCTGCCTTACCAATTCCTTTGACACCGAGTTTTGTTGCTGCTCTAGCACCAAATTGCTGAGCAACTCTTGCTCCAGCTTTTCCACCAATTCTTGCTGCTAAACGAGTTCCTACTCTTTCCCCACCTCTTTTAATAGCAGATCCAGCAAGTTTTTTAGCAAGAATCTTTCCACCAACACCAAAACCTGGACCTCCACCAGATCTACCACCAGATAATGCTCCACCAGAAGCAGATAGTAATTTTTGATAAGCAGTATTTCCAGAAAAATCTCCACCACCTTCCAGTGCGCTCTCTTCAGCGGATGCTTTTGCTTGAAGTGCTAATTTTTCTGCCTGATGTAACTGTTGCTGAGCTATTTGTTTTTGTGTTGCTGTTTGCTCTTTTGTGGCAGCAACTAAATTCATCGTAATGAATGTTAGTCTGTCAATTGCTTGAACAACTTCTTGCGATCCACCACCAACTCCATCATCAATAGAATTTAAGCGTTTGATGAACATATCACCACCGCCCAAATCTCTTTCTACACCAAGACTTGTGGCACCAATATCGACAATTTGATCACCAACAAAATTTTCTGGTTTTAGGCGTCTCCCACCAAATCCCATGTTTGCAAGACCACCACCCATGACTTCTGGGTTTATGCCAGCTGGAGCTCCTGGTAATACTTTTCTATCAGCACCAGCAAGTGCCGCAAAAGACGAACCTTTTAATATATTTTGAGTAGCACTATGTCTAGAAGGTGGTGTATTTGATCCAACTTCAACTTTTACTTCCTGTACAGCTCCACCGTCTGGAGTTGGTTCTGGTGGTTTTGGCACAGTTGCCAATCCCCCACCTTTTTGTTCTGGAGCAGCAGGTTGTTTCTTTTCCCTTTTATCAAGATATTCTTTAATCCTACGATAAATCATGCTGAGGTAATCTACCTCTCCCCTAGGATCTTGATATGATAGAAACCCGTGTGCCATTATCGTTTTGCCGCTTCGCGTGCTTGTTTAAGTTGTTCTAGGTGTTGTAGTAAGAGACTAGTATAAACCTGTCTCTCCCAAGGCATCATATTTTCAACTTCACTCAAGCTATATTTATGGTGCTGCATTAGCGCGAAATTGGTTTTATAATACCCCTCCAAAGTATTATGGAAGAGTGCTATCCGAAAAAATTAGATAACCCTGCGATTACAAATTCTGATGGTTCTCCAGTATTTGGATTTATTACCGTAAAACGATGTTCGAGTCTTGGTGAATTTTCAAAGAATTTTTGAACATTCTCAAATTGTGAATTTGTCAAACCTTCCACAAATTCGATAAATTCTTTCTTTGATGTCGTAGAGCTATCATATACTTCTTCTCCATCGAAAATTTGATCAATACAAGAAGCGATAATTTCAACAACACTATCTGCTGTTGGAGAAGTTCCCATAATTGATCCAGTAATAAATTCACTCCATGAAGGATATTTCATTATAATACCCATGTTATCGGATAACATGATTTTGTTATCATGACCTTCTGGTTTATATACCTTAACTTCGGAAATGTTTAAATTATACTTTACTTTTGTTTTGTCATCATCACGACACGTCACGTTCATTTCAATAATTTCACCGACCGATACCGCACGAATTTGAAGGAAAATATACTCTAAATCAAAAATTGCCAAATCCTCTAATTTTACGCGGGATTGAATACAACCCTTTAGAAGAGTTCTGACTGCATCTTCAATCTGTTTATCGTCATTTGTCTCCAATGCCAGTAAAAGTAGTTTTTCCTCTTTTACAACAAATGGGCGATATTTGATTTTTTTGCCATTAGAAGGAATTTCCAACTCATACGTTGGAAGGACAACTTGTGGTAATGCCATTATACTTAGATCAGGTCATATGTATATTTAGCGCGACTTTTTGACTCAAAAATTGGCGGAAAAATTTTTCCCACTTTTACAGAATCAAAAAATCAATTTTGAAATTATGTTCCTAATGCTTGTGCCCTGGCTCTTGGGTCTTGGATTTGACTTGGACTTGATGGTAGTGCTGGGGGAGGAGTCAATTTAGGCCATGTAACTAAATTACCATCTGGACCTCTTTGTACCAATTGACTGGAACCAGTAACAGTATCTCTTTTTGGCAAACCAGATACACTGCCTTTAAGACCAGAAACATCTCTTTGTATAGTGTAATGCCTCTGATACTTAAATTGTGCTGTTACTTTAGTTACTTGTGATGACCCAAATTGCAAAGGAATTGCATCAATAGCATATGGATATGCTTTCTCAAGAACATAAGTGATTGGTCTCCTTTGAGTTGTTGAGTTTGGACCCATTTCAGATTTTGTTATTCTAATAGTAGATGCATATTCATCTCTATACCTCAACCTAGTAATTCTATTTTCTGATGGTGCTCTTTCATCTAATCTGACATAATCTAGATCATCTCCAGAAAATATAGTACCATACCAATTGTTTAAGAATTTTAAGATACTGAGATTAGAATCTAACATAAATCCTAATTGAATCTCTGTGAATATTCTTGTATGTGGATAATCAATTGATCCAGAACCCAAATAAAGACCATTTTGGGTTCCAGTTGCTGTATTTACGTTTGGTAGCTGTGCCTCATCACAAAAAAATTCAATCGTCTCATCAAAATCGCTATCTTTATCATTTACTCCCAACATATTCATCAAGAATATAGGAAAGTCTGTAAATTGAACTACAAAGTTGTTACTTGTCGATAACCCACCATTCTTAGAAATAGTAGATAGAAAGCGATTAATAGACACACTAAATACCTATGTTGGTCCAACTATATTTATGGCGTACTCTGGATTATACAAACCTGTAAATCCTAAAAAGTATCGTGGAAACCCAACTCGTGTTATTTATAGATCGCTATGGGAACGAAAGTTCATGGTGTTCTGTGATAACAACCCCTCGATAATAGAGTGGGGGAGCGAAGAGGTAATCATTCCTTATCGTGCTCCCGATGGTAGAGTGAGACGATACTATCCAGATTTTTACATTAAGGTTCGTGAAAAGACTGGTGCTATCACCAAGTATATTATCGAGATCAAACCCAAAAGACAAACTCAACCCCCGAATGAAAAAAACAAACGAACTGCTGCCTACCGTAATGCAGTTTTGACATTCGCAAAGAACCAAGCTAAGTGGTCTGCTGCGCGTGAGTATTGTGAAGACAGGCAGATGAACTTCTTAATACTTACCGAAGATCACTTAGGAGTATAACGATGGCAAAAGGATTTGCTACAACAGAAAAGAAAAAAGATACTGGATACAAAACACTCTTTGAAAGAGTAACAGCAGCAACAAAGGGAGAAAAGAAATCACTCTCTTGGTATAGATCAGCAGTCAAAGCAGAAGCAAGTCGATACAGCAAGAATCTAGAAAAATATATTCTAGATGAAAAAAGAGATAGTGGTGGTCTTGCAAAAGAACAAGACATTAACGAATTGAGAAGATATGTGGCGGAAGGACACCTCTACATGTTTGAGTACAAAGCAAAGATGAGGTGGCTACCCTACTATGATAGGAATCCACTAGTCTATGTTATCAAATCAAATAAGAATGAATTCTGGGGTGCCAATCTACACTACCTTTCACCCAAGAAAAGATTACTAGCAACACAGAAATTAGTCAAGGGAAGAATTGACATACCTAAGATATGCTTCCATAAATACATTCACGATCATGTAGATGGATTATATCTTGATCTTGCTTTGGTTGAATGGGATACTGCCATTCTCCTGCCAACAGAAGATTTTGTGAAGAACTTGAACGGAATGCTTTTCCCTATAGATAAACAAACTGTGTGGGAAGAAACTGATGAGAAATTCTACGATAAAATCACCGCGCACAGAACTGTGAAAGGATACGGCACAAAACAATCTAAGGAGATGTCCAAGTAATGGCAAATAATGGAAGGGGACAAGGATCTACTGCCAGTGCTGCCAGAAGACCAGGACCAAGACCTGGAGGAGTAGATCCTGCTGCTGGAGCAGTGGAAAGAGCAAGAGATGCAAGATCAAGAAATGCACAAGCTCAAAGAGAAAACGCAGAAAGAGCAGCTGCTGATAGAGAACAGGCAGAACAAGATCGTCAAGCAAGTCAAATTAATGTTAATCTAGGGGCATTACCAACACCAAAATCAAATGCTGGCAGTTCTAATGTTCTCAGATATCCTGGTGGTGGATCTGGCGGAGGAATAAGTAGCAATAGTGACTATGTTTTATTCGAATTTTTTAAGTATTCTCCACCATTTAAAGGACAAGTTGGAGCAAGACCAGATCAACAACCAGGGCAAATGACAAATGCCGCGGCCACAAAAGGAAATTTCTTTAATTATAACGGACAGTATGAATCTGCTGGCGGAGACTACAAATCTATCATAATGTATATGCCAGAGGATATTTCAACTGGGTTTAGAAGTAACTGGGGAGGAAAAGCATTCAGCAATATTGCTGCAGATGCTCTTAGATCTGCTGGTGCTGAAGGCTTATCAAAATTAAATAACTTTGCTACTGGTACAGCAAATGCGTTTGAAAGATTACCTGCTATTGTTGGATCAATGGCAATTAGAAAAGGTATTCAAAAAATTACTGGAGATAGTCTATCAAACGATGACATCTTCGGATCAATTTCTGGAGCAATCCTCAATCCAAACGTTGAGCTTCTTTTCCAAAGTACTGATATGAGAAACTTTCAACTGAACTTTAAGTTAGTTCCTCGAAACAGTGGCGAAGTTAGTGACATCAATGATATCGTAAAGATCTTTAAGATGTGCACTCTCCCCCAAAGAAATCCAGGAAAAGTATCTGGAGCAAGTAATCAAGGTATCACCGCTGGTTTTATTGGGGTTCCAAATCTATGTCGAGTATCTTTTATGCAGGGATCTGGTGTTCATCCAGTATTGCCAATATATAAAATGTGTGCTGTCACACAGGTAGATGTAAATTACACACCAGATGGTGTTTATGCTACCTACGATGGAGGACAACCAGTTGCAATTGAATTGGGACTTAACTTCCAAGAAACCAAACTGGTATTTGCTGATGAAGTTCAAAATAATACTATCCGCTAATGTATTTTTCAATCGTTCCAAATATCTCATACGATGAGAAACCAATCAGTTACCCTTTCTCAGAATCTGACTTTGTAACTGCTAAAAATTTTTTTCGTAGATATAAAATCAATGATGATGTATTCTCGAACGCTGTATTTTTTGAGAAATATTCAATAGAAGAAGGAGAACGCCCAGATACTCTTGCAGATAAAGCATATGGAGATCCATTTTATGACTGGGTTATTCTTATCACCAACAACATGGTTAATGCCCAATACGATTGGCCACTAACAAACTACCAGATCTACAAGACTCTAGAGAGTGAGTACGAAGATCCATATGGAACTATCCATCACTATGAAACTTATGAAATTGGTCAATATACTGCTGGATTGCGTGTAGATGAGACATTTTATAATAGAACACACAAATTAAACTTAGGTGGTGCTCCAGTAATAAAAAATGGTAACGAGATTTGTCGTCCCGTTACCATTGCTGAGTGGTTCTCTACCGAAAATGAAAAGAAGAGAGAAATATATCTCCTAAAACCAGAATATGTTCAGTCATTTGTGGATGATTTCAGAAAGCAAAATCTATATAAAAAGTCTGGTAACTATATCAATCAGAGATTGAAGCAGACTGGTTGACGCGACTTTTTGACAAAAAAATTGGCGGAAAAATTTTTCCCCGCCAATAGAATTCAGTATGCGATTTTGGAATCAGTCCTCTTCAGCAAGACGAGCGAAGTAACTGAGAGCATCGTCATCATCCACGACTGCCTCTTCCTTCACGGGAGTGGGAGCAGCAGAGACACGACTACGGAACGACTGGGGTTCGGGATCAGGATAGGAAGGTTCGTACTCCTCATCATCCACAGAGGGACGAGTAGCAGGACGGGAAGTGACACCGAGCACAAGGTTCAGACGTGCTTCCAGTTCTTCATAGGTCTTGAACTGATCCTTGTTAGTGAAGGCTTCCAGAGAGTACTCTTGCTTCCACACTTTCTCCAGTTCATCATCGTCTGCACTCAGAGCAGACACGCTATCGAACTCAGAACTATCGTAGTTCCAGTAACCAGCAACCTTCTTGATCTTCAGTTTGAAGTTAGCACCTTCCCAAAGATCAAAGACATTCACGGGGTCTTCATCTTGAAACTCAGGTTGCATGGCAGCAAGGATCTTATCATGGATCTTCTTGCCATACTTATAGAGGAACACACGACCCTCGTTCTCAGGGTTCTTAGGATCTTTCACGACATAGATGTTGCTGTAATACTGAAGCTTACGCTTCTGCTTACGAGCAGTTTCTTTGTCATCATCACCACCACTGTTCCACAGACGGCGGTTGATCTCACCAACGGGATCCTTCTCGTTCAGAGTGGTGAGGGAGTTTTCGATGTACCAACCACCAGGACCTTGGAAGGCGTGGGAATACACTTTCGCCCAGGGCACGGTCTCCCCTTCGGGAGCAGGCAGGAAGCGGATCACGGCATAACCGTTACCAGCAGCATCAACCTCGGGTTTCCAGAAACGATCATCAACGTTCTTACCGCTGGAGGACTTCTCAAGTTCTTTCTGAAGGAAGGAGAAGTTGTTCTGGGATTTACGCTTTAGGTCAGCAAAAGACATAGGATTTTCT